ACAGCCCTACTGCAGCACATCATGATACACACTTAGTTAAAAACACCCTAGAAATCAGAGTATATGAATGAAGTAGTAATACCACTTAAATTATCAGGCGTAGCAGCTTTAAAAGCAGAGCTGAGAAGTCTAAAAGATCAGATGGCAGATACTGCCAATCCTGAGGCATTTGCTGCACTAGCTGATAAGGCAGGTGAGGTTACGAAAAAAATTAACTCCATTAATTCATCAGTTAGTGAATTTAAAAAAGGTAGCAATTTAGACCAGGTTAAAAATTCATTTGAAGGCATGAGTATGTCTTTACAAAATATGGATTTTACAGCTGCTGCTAAACAAAGTGCTAACTTAAAGCAATCAATAGCTGCATTAAAGCCTGAAGATCTTACTAAACAATTTACAGGATTTATAACTACTATTAAAAATGTAGGGGGTGCATTCGTAAAACTAGGAATGACTATCTTAATGAATCCTATATTTTTAATAGTAGCAGCAGTAGTAGCCATCATAGCTGTAGTAGCTTTAGTACTTAAATCTTTTGGAGTATTAGATGATGTAATCAAAGCAATGATGATGCCTATCAATATGCTGATTGAAGGATTTAAAGCTCTTACTGATTGGCTAGGTCTTACAGCATTCGCAGCTGAAGAGAATGCAGCTAAGACTTTAGCTGCTAACGAGAAAGTAACAGAGTCATCTAAGGAACGAACTGCATTAGTGACTGCAGATTTGGGTAGAGAGATTGCAGAAGCTAAGGCAGCAGGAGAAGATACTACTAAGCTAGAGCAAGAAAAAAGTAATGTACAAATAAAAGAAGCTGATAAGAGAAGAGGTACAGCTTATAAGGCTTTAGCTGCTCAAAGAAAACTTGGGGATGATGCTGACCAGGAGACTATCAAAAAATTAAAGAAGCAGATAATTGAAGAGAATGAAATAATAAAGCAAGGATATTCTGATAAGAAAGTAGCTAAGCTAAATGATATTAAAGCTGATGCTATTGCTGATGCTACTGCTGCTAAAGAAGCTGCTGCTAGAGCTAAACAATATGCTAGTGATAGACTTAATGCAAGAAGAGATATCAGAAAGCAAGAGATAGGATTAGCAGGTTCTGATATGGAACAGGAAAGACTTACTATATTAAATGATCATAAAGTAAAACTTGAAGATATTAAAAATAATGCTGCACTTACAAAAGCAGAAAAAATAAGATTACAAGATTTAGAGGATCAATTATTTGAACAAAAAAAGATAGATTTTACTGCTAAACAAAGAGCTATTGATAAAGCTAATAAAGATGCTGAAGCAACTGCTATGGCATCATCTCATGCAGCTAATATAGCTAAGATAGATGCTTATAATGCTGAACTTGCTGCATTAACTGATACTGAAGAGCAGAAATTGTATGATAAGTATGCTGCTGATTTAATTAAATTTGCAGATAATGAACTAGCTATATTTAATATAAAGAAAAAATATGAGGAGGACACAACAGCATTAAAGAAAACTGAAGCAGATAAGCAGAAAGCTATAGATGCTGCAGCTCTTCAAGCAAAGAAATCTATAATAAGCTCAGAAATAGATGCAGCTAAAGGACTTGTAAATTTACTTGGAGGATTAGGAGAGAAAAATAAGAAAATACAAAAGGCTGCTCTCATAGCTAATGCAGCTTTATCTATAGCTGAAATTATAAATAATACTAATGTAGGATCATCTAAAGAAGTAGCTACTAAAGGTATACTAGGATTAAGTACATCAGCACTATTATATATTAAAATGGCTACTAGTATAGCATCAGTAGTAGCAGCTACAGCTAAAGGTTTATCTGCACTAGGTGGTGGTAGTGTTACTGCACCATCTGATACAGGTGGAGGAGGAGGAGGTGGAGGTAACACATCCACCACAGCAGTAGCACCATCATCAGGTCCTAGTCTATTTGGTAATGCTAACACAGGTAGTCAAGTGAATGCAGGAGGTGGTACAAATAATATAACAGTAACAGCAGTAGTATCTGAGACTGAGATAACAGCATCACAGAATCATATTAATAACATTCAACAAAATTCAGTATTATGATAAGCTATCAATCCATAGTAGATAAGATTACTGCTTTCTATGACAATCATGCACAGGTAGAAAAGGTAGGCTCAGACTTTAAAGAGCAAATGGTAAACTTTGCTACTAAAGATGAGAAGTATCCATTGGTCTATGTAGTTCCTACAGGAGTTACTCCCTATGAGAATGTTACTATCTTTACAATAGAGCTGTATTGCTTTGATATCATTCAGATGGATAGAGCTAACATCACTACTATCTTATCGGATACTCAGCAGATACTCCAGGACCTTTACCTAGAGTTTACATTCTCAGATGACTATGACTTTGATATAGATGGACAGCCTATCTTTATACCATTGAATAATGATCTACTAGATTATGCTGCAGGATGGCAGATGAATTTATCAGTAGTAATTCCATCATGGACTAATTGTCCTATACCTAAAAAAATATATACAGCTTATAGTCAGGCAATAGATCCTGAAACTTTTAATGCAAACAGTATAACTTTCTTTTGTAATGGAGTACAGTGGGATGTTCAAACAGGGACTTATTCAGGTGATATAACTAATTTTGTAGCTATGTGTAATGCTAATGCTGAAGGCTCTGACTTTACTCAATACGGTACATACTTTGACAATGGAGATAACAGGGTAAGACTAGAGATGCCTTATCATGTGTACAATACTTTTTGTCCTGGTGGAGAAGTGACTTTGCAAATAGAACAAATTTAATAGTTAGTATAATATAGTTATGGCATACAATATAAAATATCCAATGCGTAGAAAGATGGCTACAGTACTTAGAAGAGTACTTAGAGCTAATTTCTTAGTAGACACAGGTACTCTAGTAGATTCAGTAAGAATCAATGCAGAGATAAGTGATAGATTTAATTTAAGGATACAAATTGTGGCAGCTTATTATTTTGGCTTTCTAAATAATGGTACACAAACTATAGGAGCTTATAATCTACTTAGGCAATTTGATGCAGCATTAGATGCTGATGGAATCTATGCAGAGATTTGGGGAGATTATACTGAATATCTTACAACTAAATATCCTATCTTAGAGATAGATAACATATTAGAAAGAGGTGGAGATATACTATTCTCATTTGAGCCTCTATTCGGAGAGTTTTATGGAGAGCTAGATTACTAGTCTAAAGTTTTTTTCATTCCTAAGATATTAAAAACTAACACTACTGACATATCTAAGACACTATTGAACTTACTTAGGTCATCATTGCATAGAGCCATGATAGTAGATTCCCATGCAAACTTTTGTTTTTGCTGTTCTCTCTTCTGCTCTTTAATCTCATCAGCATCCTCAAGCACCTCATCATCAGTCACTACATCTACTAATAAATTAGTATAGGTATTGGTAAAGTTCTCTCTATACTTTAGATACTCAGGTATCAATCCATAAACATCAGTAATTGGATAATCTAAGTACCAATCTAATCTATCTCTAGGACTATACTCATAAGGCTCAATGATGTCATCACCATAAACATTCTTAGAGGTTCTCCTGTACAGCAATGCTAAGATGTGGCAGAAGTGGTCTAGGTAGTTATTAGAGAAGTAATGCTCAAGGTCTATAAATTCTCCTAGTGTGAGCTTACTGAATGGCTTGAGTACATACTTATCTAGCTTACTCTTATACCTCTTAGATGGCTCTGAATTAATCCATTTAATCTGCTCAGTTAATACTGTTAACTCATCTATATCTAACTCCTCAAAGTCAGAGATATTGCTATCTGTTAAAGCAGAAAGTACATCAATCTGATAGTTGAACATTCCATCCTCACTGCTCAGACTCCTGATCTCCAGGAACTGACTCACTGATATCTGACTCCATTGCTTTGGTAGTTTGAGATTCTGCATGGTTAGTAATTTTGTATGTTACAAAGGTAAGGTAAGGGATAGAGATATCTGCTTTGAGCTTGCTGAATAGTTTAGCTTTGTGCTTGAGATGTGCAGGATCATAATGCTCAGTATTGGATAGGTCAGTTCGTTTGAACATTAGAGCCATGATGTCTGATATATATTCTTTATTATCTTTCTTAACAATCTTTTCAACAATCCTACTATCTTTCACTGAGAGCTTCATCTCAGCCTTATAAGTATAGCCATCTATCTCTATCTCTTCTACAGGATCTTTCTTATCATAGTTATCTTTATTAAACAACTTAACATTCTCTAAGAACAGGTCAAAGTCTACATCCATCTCATCCTCTGTAATGCCTAAGTACTCAAAGACTTTACAATGTTTTTCTAGAGTATCATACTCTTCATTATTATGGATAGCAGATATCTTTTGGAACTGCTCTAGGGTAAGCTCATCCATCTTAGATGGGATTTCTTTGCCGAATAATTCTATCATAGTTTCTAATTTTTGAACAAATATAAAAAAAATATAATATAGTTATGACAAAAGATATACCAATCTATAAAATTACAATAGATCCTGAGTATTCAGATGGTGAAGAGTTAGGGATTGAGCAAATAGCTTTCACCTCAACTCCTGCTATTGTTACTAAAGGGATGGCATTTGATGAGCATAAGAAATTGTTTTTCTCAGATGACCTAAAGTATAGAGTAGTAGCTCCTGCCATGATACCTATGGAGATATATAGGAATGATGAGAATGATGAGGAGTACTATGTACAATTTACAGCTGAGACTATTGAGCAGATACATTCTAAATTCATGCAGGACCTATCTAATAGGAATGTATTTAACCTAGAGCATGATACTGATAAGACTGTACCTGCTTATGTACTTGAGGCATGGATAGTAGAAGATCCTAAGAAAGATAAAGCCTACTCAAGCTATGGTATTGAAGTACCTAAAGGCACATTAATGGTAACAGCTCAGGTAACTGATAAAGAGTACTATAATGAGCTAGTAAAGAATGAGCAGATAGGATTCTCAATAGAGGGATTTCTAGGCTTAAAACTAAGTAATCAATTAAATAATAAATATAGTATGAAGTTACCTGATGGAGAACATCTAATCGAGGGTAAGATCTACATCGTTGTTGATGGAGAAGTTACTGAGATAAAAGATGCACCTGTTGCTGCTGAAGAGGCATTAACGGAAGAGATTGCACTAGAGACAGTAGTAGAAGAGGAAGTAGTTACAGAGACACCTGCCACAGAAGAGATGGCTATTGATCCTGCTGCTGATGCTGAAGCTATTTTAGCTATAGTACAACCTGTAATGGATGAGCAAATCAATGCTATTATAGCAATGATAGCTGATTTAAGAAATCACGTTGAAGAAATGATGGCTGAAGATGTTGCTACTGAGGAAGTAGTAGCTACTAAACTTACACAGCATGACAAGTTTAACATGGTAAGTAAATTTTTAAACAATAATAACTAAATAAAAAACAAAAAAAATGAGTAGAAAATTAAGATTCAACTTGGACATTGATGCATCTGCATTATTACAAGCAAACAGTGAGGCTTTTTATAGCCGAGCTTATTTAAATGAGGAAGTAGTAGACAACTATCGTACACTACCAGGAGTAAAGTATAAGACTAAAATTTCAAATGTAGTATTTGGTCAAGTTTTACAAGAGGAGAACTGTGGATGGAATGCTAGTACTGATGACCTTGCATCTGTAGAGATTGATGTATGTGGTTTATCTGCAATGGCACAAATTTGTCAGTTTGACTTAGAGCAGTCTTTCGTATCATTACAAATGACTAAAGGATCTAATGGTGATTTCACTGTTGCATCTTTTATGGATTACTATTGGAATGAGATGTCTAAGACTATTGCTGAGAATGTAGAGAAGTTACGTTGGTCAGGTGATACTGCATCAGGTACTGCTGCACTTGCATTATGTGATGGATATAAGAAGTCATTAGTAGCTGATGCTGCTAATGTAATTGAAATAGGATCTCCTGTAGCTATCACACCATCTAATGTACTTGCTAAATTAGCTTTAGTTTACGCTGCAATTCCTGCTGCTGTAATTGCTAATCAAGAGGAGTTAAGATTGTATGTATCATCTCCTGTAGCTACTGCTTATCGTGCTGCTGTTGCTGCATCAAACACTCAA